TTACGATAATCTGACCTTGCCGGTCAGGAGTTCTTCCATCATGCCTTGCTTTACTTTTTGATACTTGGAGAGCTTCTCTTCAAGTTTATGAATATCCGAATCCATATCAAATAGGATCGTCGCTATAGCTTCTTGTTCTTCCTTTGTCGGAGGAACAAAAAGGTCAAACTTCACCAGATCTTTCTGATAAAGATGGTTTATTGTTGATCCAGCTGACAGCTGCTGCAGGAAATCCTTAAATACAGAGGATTCCAGCACATAAAACATAAAATGCGCTGTGTATGCATCCGTGATAGGTTTAACAAGGAAAACACCACTATTCAATGTTGCTGGTCTCTTCAAGTCTGTTACAAACGCAACCTTACCGATAGTCCCATCCTTCGTTAAAAGAAGGTCTCCGTTGGTAACTTGAATATTGGGATCTTGCGCATATCTGTCATAGTTCACAAAATGGCATCCATTCCAATTAATACGACCGCCGTCAAAATCTGTTCCCGTAATCAAGAATGAATATCCTTCATCCAAATATTCAGCCGTGGTCAAACCCTGCCAACCGATTCGTGCTTTCAGTTTAGAATTCTTGGCGAGGTTAATTTTTACCCACTCCCCAGAATGACCATCAAGTCTCTTCTTTCCGGTAACCAGCATCTGCATAGTGCCTTGCCTAATATCCTTCTTCTTTCGGATGAGCTTCTGCAGGTCGTTAATCAGTTCATCTATGTCTGATAAGGCTTCCACGATTGAACGCTGCTCTGGCACAGACGGGATTACAATTAACGTATCACCCAACGATCCTTTAGATATCGATGACACCTTTATGCCATGAATAAAAGGCAATAGCTGGTCATGATATATGTGAGAATTTATATAGTATCCAAGCCACTTAGGTGCAAATTCTCCGTTTTTCACACGACAAGGAATCGTATGCAAGCCGGACATTACTTTCTTTCCTGCAGAGTTAAGTATCTCTGTGGCTTTTCCTACGGTTTCGTCCTCTGCCGTATCAGCAATTATCACATCTCCATCCTGCAGCGGCTGTGCAGAGCCGGAAATTCTACAATCATCATTGATGTACGGCACATCTGAGCGAGAGCAATCGAGCACCTCTGGAAATAGAACAAGAACATCACCATAGTGAATATTCTTAAATTGACCACTCTCATAGTTTAGGTCAGCGCGAGAGAAAGTATTGTTATTCAGAATGCGGAAAGTATCAGAGAAATTCTGAACATCCCATTCTTCTGGCAAAAGTCCTACCTCAGTCTTTTTCATTCCCATTTGAATCCCATCCTTTCCAGATGAGACTTTACTTTCGCCTCATACTCCGTGGTATCGGACTCCAGCTCCGGGAGCGTGCTTTCATAGCGCTCTGCCAGCTCAATGATCCTGTTCGTCAGGTGATGAGAAATGGCCGCATACAGATCGCTGATGCCAGAGAAAATACTGTCGAACCACTTTTTATTCACGAGCAGATCGAGAATTTCCTCATCCGTCAGCGTTTCATAACTTGCCCGGCATTTTTCATCCAACGCTTTATTCAGGTCTTTGACGACCTTGTTGTAGTCTGAAATCTTCCCAGTCAATTCAAGAGCAGCCTTCAGCTGATTTACATCATCCTGCAAGCTCTCCGGCACACTTTCTTCCGTCCGGATGACAAGCAGTCTGAACATGATGGAAGATTTATTGACGGTTCCTTTATCTGTCACAGCACTCTTACATAGCGGGTGTCCTACCAAATACGCTTCCAGACGTTTTTTCTGCATCGGGAGCTGATCCATCAGAAGTTCCAGCTCGATGGTTTCTTCGGTCTCAACATGCTTAGTGAGTTCTTCGATCTTAGCCTCGATATCCTTTGCCTTGACCTTCCCATTCTCGGCAATGTCAGCAAGCGAGGATTCCTCATCGGCGCTCTCGATCAAATCTGAAAGCTGGGATTCTGTCTCTGCGACAATTGCCTCAGCATCTTCAATGGCGATCTTCTCCTCTCGGAAAAAGGCATCAATCACGATGGTCTTCGGAATCAATCGACCTTCCCAGCCAACCTCCTTCATCTCGCCTTTCTTCTTGCCCTGCGTAATCTCTTCTTCGATTTTGTCAGTCGCTCTGGCATTGGCATAGCCGTCCGGCTCGCTGATAATCAGGGAAACGTCATCGTTCATGGTCTCATTCCAGTACGCCAGCAGCACCTGATAGACGTCGTACTTATCGATCAGCGTCAGGTGTTCAAATTCTGCCAGTATGGCCTCTGCAAGAGTTACGATCAATTCCCTTGCGGAAACATCCTCATCGAGTGTTGAAAGCGCAGGATACTCCTTGGTCTTCCATGCTGAGAAGGCCTCATCCAGCTTCTCGCCATATTCTGAAAACTCCGCATTCTTATAAATCGTCTGGCGGATATTTTCATGTTCCACATTCAGGCTGTAGTATTTATCGCTGATTGCCGCCAGCAGTTCCGTCTTCAGTGACGGGAACACGTCCCAATACTTCTTCAGGCTATCGATATCCACCGCCGGGATACCGCCGTGAATGTGCGCATAGATATCCTGAATATCCTCCGGTTCTGTGGAATCAATATACCGGGTAATGTTCAGATTATATTCGTTCTTCTTCTCAATCTCGTCGTTCGGAACAAAGCGGGCATACTTCGGATCGGTAGTGATCTGCTCATTGAATGTAGTGATGATCCTGTAAATGTCACGCTCACGCAGACGATTCTTGTTGCCGTCCTTTATGTAGCCACGGCTGGCATCGATCATAAAGATGCCCTGTCTGTTTGCAGCGCCTTCTTTATCAATAACAAGTACGCAGGCAGCAATACCGGTGCCATAAAACAGGTTTGCCGGAAGGCTGATGATACCCTTGATCCAATGCTTCTTGATGATTGCCTCTCTGATGGTGGCTTCAGCGTTTCCACGGAAAAGGACACCGTGCGGCAGAATAACCGCAGCCTTACCATTATTCTTCAGCGCTTTGAGAATGTGCATCAGCCACGCATAGTCGCCGTTCTTCTCCGGCGGAGTATCGCCGTAGCCTTCAAAGCGACCGTACTCTTTTCCTGCAATACCATCGCGCCAGTTCTTCATGGAAAAAGGCGGATTTGCAACGATATAATCGAAGCGCTCAAGGATAGAGCTGTCAGATTTATCGAGATACTGCGGATTCGAGAACGTGTTTCCGCTCTTGATCGTTATCTCGGCCTTACGATGCAGGACAGCGTTCATTTTTGCAAGACCAGCCGTCGTGCTTTCTTTTTCCTGACCGTAGCCCATGATCGGAATAGGTGCCGCGTCAATAGCCCGAATTAATAGGCTGCCGCTACCGCATGCTGGATCACATACCGTGGCGCTGGAATCCGTGCAGCGACTGATACCCACAACGTTTGCGAGGATTCTGGATACCTCAGCAGGCGTATAGAACTGTCCCTTGCTCTTGCCGCTCTCCGTGGCAAACTTTCGCATCAGGTATTCATAGGCATCGCCGATGATATCATCTCCTTCGGCCTTGTTCCGAGAGAAGTCGAGTTCCGGACGCTGGAAGATAGAAATCAGGTCGGTCAGCTTGTCGACCATTTCCTTGCCGCTGCCAAGTTTCTTCTCGTCGTTGAAATGGGCAATATCAATAACACCCTTCAGGTCAGTGTTCTCGTCGGCAAGCCGGGCGATGATCTTGTCCATGCCTTCGCCGATGTTCTTCTTCCCCTTAAGAGCAATAAAGTCATCAAAGGAGCAGCCCGTTCTCTTTTCCGGATCGGGATCTTTATCGTGCGCCTTGTCGAAGACACGGATGTCCTCATAGGCTCCTTTATTCTTGAATTTATCAGTGACGTACTTCATGAACAGAAGCGTCAGGATATAGTCCTTGTATTCTGAGGAATCCATGCCTCCGCGAAGTTTGTCACAGCTCGCCCATAGCGATGCGTATAATTGCGTTTTCTTGACAGCCATAATTTGCCTGCTCCTTTTACTCTGATTTTCTTTTTAGGTTATTCGATGGCACTCTTGCCGCTCTTAACCCATGCATCAAGCTCGGAAATTTTGAATTTCCACTGCTTCCCGATTTTCTGAGCAGGCAAACCCTCTTTACCGTTTCTGATCCAGCTGCGAAGTGTGACCGTCTTGATACCCAAGTATTCGGCAGCCTCGTCTATGCTTATCCATTTGTCATTCATGATTTCTTCCATGCTCTCACCTCGTGGTTCTGAATCTGCATATAGCTTAATTATTTTAGTATACACCCCAAATGTGAATTTTTCAAGTGGTTTCCTGTTATTTGTTAATATTATTTTTTATTTGTGCGTTCTCGAAAATTGCCACCGGACATGACTGTGTCCGGCCTTTTTTTGCCCATTTTCAGACACTCAGAGCACAGCCGCATTTCAATTAGATGCCCTTTTCCAGCCCAAAAACGGACATACCTGTGTCCGAGGTTTCAAAGCCCGAAAGTGGTTTACTTTACTTAGCGCGTGGGAGCCATCTGCGCAGGGTATTTCCGGTTCCACGCGACTCAACTGACAATCAAACACTGTACCGATCACCGGAAGTGAGGTGCAGCCGAAATGGAGTAATCCTTCGGTATGCCCTCACGCCTGTGGTCTGGTTTTGCATGTCTGGAGCTCTCCATTTCGGCAAAAGCCGAAGGAGGGCTTTCTTATGCAAAACAATGACAATCAGAAGACCTATTTCATCTACGTTCGCAGCACCGGCGAGAAGGTGCCGGTCACCAAGGCGCAGCACGACTCCTTCTATAAGGGAGCCGACCGCATCCGCCACAAGGAGCAGGATCACGGGCGCTGCATGTGTCCCTACCGTTATATATGGAAGTGTGACGGTGACTGCATCGGCTGCGAATATCACGCTGCTGGCGACATCTCCTCTCTGGATCAGCCTCTCCCTGACGGCAACGGTACCCTTGGCGACTATATCCCGGATACCCGCAAACCTATGGACGAGGTCATCGCAGACCGCATGTTGCTGGAGCAGCTTTTTGCCCGCCTGCGTGAGCTCGATCCGGAGGCCGACACCATCATCCAGCTTTGGCAGGATCATCCGGAGGGCATCTCCGACCGTGCCATCGCCAGAGAACTCGGTCGCCCGCAGAAGACCTTCGCGGATCAGATGAAGAAGTACCGCACCGACCTTCGCAGGATCACCGGCGACAAGTAATATCCAGACCACGAACCACACCCTTTCCGGCCACTGTCCCACTTCGGGATAGTGGCCGGAAAACTTTTTTATAAATTCCTCCGCTCAAATCGACAGTTCATCTCCAGTGGAAGGTGAAGGCAAGAGAACAAGCCCTTCAGAAAGCGAGGTGAACATGATGTACCGCACGTATGCAGACACCGGCGGCAACATGGCCGAGGAGATCAAGCTCCTCAATACCATCAGCCACGTGTCCGCCAGACTGGCAAGGAACCTCTCAATCCTTGCCGCAAGCCAATCCGAGGAAGGAGGAAAAACAAATGTCAAAGATGGCAGAAATGGCACAGACCATCGAAGAGCTCCGCACCGCTGCTGCTTCTATTAATGCCGCAGCCGACTGGCTCTACCAGCAGTTTTCCGGTGACGAGGCGACGGCTCCTGAAGCACCTGCCAAGGCCAAGAAGGAAAAGCCGAAGCCGGAGATCAAGCTGGAGGACGTAAGAGCCGTCCTTGCCGAGAAGTCCCGCGCCGGTCATACCGCAGAGGTACGCGACCTGCTCCAGAAGTACGGTGCCGCAAAGCTCTCGGCTGTTGACCCGGCGAACTATGAAGCCCTGATGAAGGATGCGGAGGTGATCGGCAATGGCAGCTAAAGCACACGCGATCCTCTCGGCTTCAAGCTCCGACCGCTGGCTGCACTGCCCGCCGTCCGCAAGGCTCTGTGAGTCCTATGAGGACAAAGGAAGCGACTACGCTGCCGAAGGAACCGACGCCCATGCGCTTGGCGAGTACAAGCTCAAATCCGCGCTGGGACTTCCCGCAGAAGATCCGACCGAAAGCCTCAAATGGTATTCCGAGGAGATGGAGGACTGCACCAGCGGCTATGCCGAATACGTTCTGGAGCAGGTCGAAGCCGCCAAGGAAACCTGCGCTGACCCGGTCATCCTGATCGAACAGCGTGTGGACTTCTCCCGCTGGGTAGAACAGGGCTTCGGAACCGCCGACTGCATCATCATCGCAGATGGCACGCTCCGGGTGATCGACTACAAGCACGGCTTAGGCGTTCTGGTATCCGCAGAGGAGAATCCGCAGATGCAGTGTTACAGCCTTGGCGCTCTTGAGCTTTTCGATGCGCTTTACGACATCGACAAGGTTTCCATGACCATCTACCAGCCGAGACGCCAGAATGTCAGCACCTACGAGATCAGCAAGAAAGATTTGTATCGCTGGGCGGATGAAGTATTGAAGCCCACCGCAGAGCTGGCCTTTGCCGGAGACGGGAACTTCCTGTGCGGCGAGTGGTGCGGCTTCTGCAAGGCAAAGAATGAGTGCCGCGCCAGAGCGGAAGCAAATCTGAAGCTCGCACAGCACGACTTCAAGCTCCCGCCTCTGCTCACAGATACGGAGATCGAGGTCATTCTCGGAAAAGTGGATGAGCTGGTCAGCTGGGCTTCCGACATCAAGGAATATGCTCTCCAGCAGGCGCTCTCCGGGAAGGAATGGTCTGGCTTCAAGCTCGTCGAGGGCAGAGCCAACCGCAGGTACAGCAATGAGGCCGCAGTTATCGATGCGGTCGAGAAAGCGGGCTTTGACCCGTATGAGAAGAAGCTGCTGGGCATCACCGCCATGCAGAAGCTCCTCGGCAAGTCCCGCTTTGATGAACTCCTGACGGCTTATATCGAAAAACCGCAGGGCAAACCCACTCTTGTGCCGGAGTCCGATAAGCGCCCGGCCATGAACACAGCAAAAAATGATTTTATGGAGGAAAACGACAATGAGTAAGAATGTAAAAATCAGCAATCCCATGAAGGTTATCACCGGTGTCGACACCCGCTGGAGCTACGCAAACGTCTGGGAACCCAAGTCCGTGAACGGCGGCACTCCCAAGTACAGCGTGAGCCTCATCATCCCGAAGTCCGACACCAAGACCATCGCCAAGATCAAGGCCGCCATCGAGGCTGCCTACAAGGAGGGCGAGGCCAAGCTCAAGGGCAACGGCAAGTCCCTACCGGCTCTGTCCGTTCTGAAGACTCCTCTTCGTGACGGTGATGCGGAGCGCCCGGACGACGAAGCCTACAAGAACTCCTATTTCGTCAATGCCAACGCCACCTCTGCTCCGGGCATCGTGGACGCAGACCTGAACCCGATCCTGACCCGCTCCGAGGTGTACTCCGGTGTGTACGGCAGAGCCAGCATCACGTTCTACGCCTTCAACTCTTCCGGCAACAAGGGAATCGCCTGCGGGCTCAACAACCTGCAGAAGATCCGTGACGGTGAGCCTCTCGGCGGCAAGGCCAGCGCAGAGTCTGACTTCGCAACCGATGACGACGAAGATTTCCTGAACTAATGGAGGTGCGACCATGACAGTGACAACTTTACAGACAATCCTGCTGACTGCACTGATCGCCATCTGGCTGATCTTCAGCATCGTGTTCCTGATCTCGTCCATTCAGAACTTCATCAACGACCGCAAGCGTGAGAAGCGCGAGGAGGCATCTGCCGACCGCGACCTCAAGTACCATGAGGAGCGCATGCAGCGTGAGAAAGAACAGGCCGAACATGAACGCGAGTACCACGAGAAGCGCATGAAGTCCTTGGAGTAAAACGAAAGCGGCAGGCGGCTTAGGAGCGATCTTAGGCCGCCTGTTTGAATTGAGGTGATACGATTGAAAAACATCAGTATAGATATAGAAACCTTCTCCGACGTCGACCTGAACAAGTGCGGCGTCTACAAATATGCGGAGTCTCCGAACTTTGAAATCCTGCTGTTCGGCTATGCGGTCGATGGCGGCACGGTACAGGTCATCGACCTTGCACAGGGAGAACAGATCCCGCCGGAGATCATCGACGCCCTGACGGATGACGACATCACCAAGTGGGCTTTTAATGCGAACTTTGAACGAGTCTGCCTGTCCCGGCATCTGTCCGACCTCGGTGTCAGCCTTGATCCCTTCCATGACAACCACCCGCTCTCAACCGAGTGCGCCCGGTTCTTAAATCCGGAAGGCTGGAAGTGCTCTATGGTCTGGGCGGCCACAATGGGACTGCCGCTCTCCCTGAAAGGTGTCGGTCAGGTCTTGAAGCTCGAAGATCAGAAGATGGACGAGGGCAAGGCACTCATTAAATACTTCTCCGTGCCCTGCGCTCCTACCAAGGTCAACGGAGGTCGCACCCGGAACCTCCCGTTCCATGATCCTGAGAAGTGGGAAACTTTCAAGGCATATAACAAGCGGGACGTCGAGGTCGAGATGGCGATCCAGCAGCGCCTTACGAATTTCCCGGTACCGGACTTCGTCTGGGATGAATACCACATCGATCAGGAAATCAACGACCGTGGCGTGCGCCTTGATATGGATCTGGTGGCAAAAGCCATCGAGATGGATACCCGCTCCCGGTCGGAGCTGACCTCTGCCATGAAGAAGCTGACCGATCTTGAAAACCCGAACAGCGTACAGCAAATGAAACAGTGGCTCTCTGACAACGGTCTCGAAACCGACAGCCTCGGTAAAAAGGTCGTGGCCGAGCTCATAAAAACCGCACCTCCGGAGCTGCAGACCGTCTTGAAGCTCCGCCAGCAGCTTGCCAAGTCCTCCGTCAAGAAATATCAGACGATGGAGCGGGCGGTCTGTGACGACGGTAGGGCTCGCGGCATGTTTGCTTTCTACGGAGCCAACCGCACCGGGCGCTGGGCAGGTAGGCTGATCCAACTGCAAAATCTCCCACAGAATCATCTGGAGGATCTGGCCGATGCCCGCGCTCTTGTGAAATCCGGCGACTTCGATGCTGTAAAGCTCCTGTATGAAGATGTGCCGGATACGCTCTCGCAGCTGATCCGCACGTCCTTCATTCCGAAGGACGGCACGCAGTTCTATGTTTCGGACTTTTCTGCCATCGAAGCCCGCGTCATCGCATGGTATGCCGGTGAGATGTGGAGGCAGAAGGTCTTTGCAGACGGCGGCGACATTTATTGCGCCAGCGCATCGCAGATGTTCCATGTCCCGGTCGAGAAGCATGGCGTAAACGGCCACCTGCGCCAGAAAGGCAAGATCGCGGAACTCGCGCTCGGCTACGGCGGCTCGGTCGGTGCCCTCAAAGCGATGGGCGCTATCGAGATGGGTCTTTCCGAAGATGAGCTTCCTCCGCTGGTGGACGCTTGGCGGCAGACGAATCCCCACATCGTAAAATTCTGGTGGGACGTCGACCGGGCGGTCATGGAGGCCGTGAAGCATAAGCACACGACCAGCAGCTACGGTCTGACCTTTTCCTGCCGCTCCGGGATGCTCTTTATCACGCTGCCCTCCGGACGGAACCTCGCCTATGTAAAACCCAAGGTCGGCACAAATAAGTTCGGCGGCGAGTGTATCACCTATGAGGGCATCGGCAGCACGAAAAAATGGGAACGGCTCGACTCATACGGCCCGAAATTTGTGGAAAACATCGTGCAGGCCACCTCCCGCGACATTCTCTGCTATGCCATGAAGACGCTCAAAAACTGCGAAATTGTCATGCACATCCACGACGAGCTGGTTATCGAGGCTGATCCTCGCATGTCCCTTGACGTTCTCTGTGAACAGATGGGCAGGACTCCGCCGTGGGCTTCTGGCTTAAAACTCCGCGCCGACGGGTACACCACACCCTTCTACAAAAAAGATTAAAAATCGACCGCTCAAATCAGGCGTTCATCTCCAGTGGAAATTAGAGGTGGACGCCTTTTTATGTCTGCCCGGAAAGGAGGACTCAAGGTTTGAGCAACGATTATAAAAACAGCGAAGGCTATCCTGACCCGACTGCCAGTGAAGCGCTCTCCCGGATCGCCAACAACGAGAAACAGTTCCTGCGAGCCTTCAGGCCTATCGTCTATGTCTGCTCTCCGTATTCCGGAGACGTGGAAGCAAATGTGGCTGCGGCCAGACGCTACTGCCGCTTTGCTGTGGACAAGGGCTTCATTCCCATCGCACCGCACCTTCTCTATCCGCAGTTCCTTGATGACAAAGATGCCGACGAAAGAGAGCTCGGTCTGTTCTTCGGGAATGCGCTCATGAGCAAGTGCGCCGAGGTCTGGGTATTCGGGAACCGCATCTCATCCGGGATGGAAGCAGAAATCAGACGTGCCAAGTGGAAAGGCTACCACTTGCGCTATTTCACAGAAGAATGTCAGGAGGTCTAACCAATGGAGGAATACAAGAAAACAATTCCAGCGGGCTTGAATGAACGCATCATGTCGGCACCACCAGAATTCTGGGAGACGGCAAAACGCTATGAGCCCTGCAATGCTTACTCGGCATCAGAGCGAAAAGCCATGTACCCGTGCCCGGACAAGATTTTTTTAAATGATGAGCTTACAGAAAAGCTCCACGATATCGGTCTTCGGTGTAACCCGATTCACCCAAGAGAAGCTGCACTGCCAATATTCAAAACCGAGATTTTTCCTGCCCGCGACGAATCATACAAGTCAAAAATATGGGAGATAACCTTTCCGGGATGTAATCCTGCGACGGACAGAGAGTTTTCCGTTTATGGCATCGAGCTGCTGTTTTCTTCAAATGAGGCAGAGATCTGCTGTGATATTTCCTATCACTTCACAGATCACTCTGGAGGCGGATTTGAAAAGTTAGGAACCATAGGAATCATGGCTGACGGAGATTACTTTTTTAGTCATCCCTACTATATGAACGATGTCGCTCACGAGGAATTCGGAATGTACGACTACACCAGCATTACAACGCTTTGTAATTGGATCGGTTATCTTTGGCGCGGGATTCAGCATCAACTGATCTATCGTCCTGAGAGAATCCATGTCATGCATCACCGAACCACTCAGAGTCAGAAACAGGAGGCAGAAAAAACCGCAAAACGCTCTCAAATTGTTAAGGTTCAGCGCCAAATCACGATACTACTCGACGACGAAGATATCGTAGAAATCAGCTCTGGCAATTCACATCAGATCACGCTTTCTCTTTGGAGTGTTTCCGGACATTGGAGAACTTACAAATCCGGCAAGCGTATCTGGATATCGCCCTACTACAAGGGAAAAGACAGGGAAAAGCAAGACGCTGAATTTTCACCTAAAGAATACCGCTTTATCGAGGAGGACATAAACCATGTATGAAGTAACAGAAAGACGCAGAAAACTCGAAGATGGCACCGAAATCACCACTTACACCCGTGAGGTTATCAGCTGCAACATCCTGCAGGTCGAAGCCGGTACGAACGGTTTTCAGGGAGGCGACTCCGGACACGGCAGCCGCACCTATTTCCGCATCAAGGATCTGGCAAGCACAGATATAAATATCCGTTCTCACACCGACAGCTATGGCGGCAGCGAGTTCGAGGTTACCCTCGGCGGCGATTGCGAGCTGGAGACCATGATCCGGGCGCTGAAGTTCATCACAAAGGTGCTCGAAGATGAATCGCAGGAGGTGTACGACTGATGAAATATGCCACCGCCAATAGCCGCAAGGCTATCAAATGGAAAAACGGCGACACTTCGATGGATGCCTTAAAGGCCAGATTCCAGACCACCGTCCGCACTACGGAGACCATAGAGGAATACCGCAAGATGTCCAAAGCCCAGCAGGCGGATATCAAGGACATCGGCGGTTTCGTGGGCGGGCACTTAAGAAACGGTCGCCGGAAAAAGGGATACGTGCTTTGCCGTTCCATGCTGACTCTCGACATGGACTACGGCGAGCCGGATGTGTGGGATACCACCATCAGCAAAATCCCGTACCAGTGCCTGTGCCACTCGACGCATAAGCATACACCGGAACATCCGAGGCTCCGTCTGGTGATCCCACTCACCCGTGAGATCAGCGAGCCCGAATACGAGCCGGTCGCCAGAATGTTCGCCAAGGAAGTCGGCATAGATATGTTCGACGACAGCACCTATGAGGCCAACCGCCTCATGTACTGGCCTTCAACTTCCGTCAACGGCGAGTATGTATTCAAGGAAAAAGACGGCGATGCCTTAGACCCGGACGCCTACCTTGCCAAATACGATGACTGGCAGGATTCCAGCACATGGCCGGTATCCTCCCGCGAATCCTGCGTGGTGGATCACGGTGCCAGCAAGCAGGCTGATCCTCTCGCCAAGCCGGGAATCATCGGTGCGTTCTGCCGGGCTTATCCCATTTCGGAGGTGATCCCGGAGTTCCTCTCCGATGTATATGCACCGACCAACGACGAAAACCGCTACGACTATATCCCTGCGGACAGTCCTGCCGGTGCCGTTTCCTATGGAGATAAGTTTCTGTATTCGCACCACTCCTCAGACCCGGCCTGCAAGAAGCTCCTAAATGCCTTTGACCTTGTCCGCATCCACCGCTTCAGCGATCTGGATAAGGATGTGCTGGACGAGTCTACTCCATCGAAGATGCCGTCCTATAAGGCCATGATGGATTTTGCCTCCGGCTGCGACAAGGTAAAAATCCTGCTGCTTTCGGAGAAGCAGGCGCAGGCCGGTGAGGAGTTTGCCGCCACAGACGACGGCTCTGATGATGACTGGAAGGCCAAGCTCCAATATCAGTCCCGCAGCACCGTTCTTCAGAACAGCGTCTGGAACGAGATGCTGATCTTAAATAACGATCCGGATTGTCAGGGCTTTGCCTATAACGAAATGGCCAACCGCATACAGGTGATCGGCGATGTTCCTTGGGATCGTCCCGCCGACAATAAGTTCTGGCGCGATGCCGATACGGCGCAGCTGAAAGCCCTGATCGACATCCGCTATGTCTGCTTCTCTGATAGGAACCACAATGTCAGCTTTACGAAAGTGGCCGACGACCGCCGGTTCCACCCTGTGAGGAACTACTTAAACGATCTGCCGGAATGGGATCAGGTGCCTCGCGTGGACGAGCTATTTATCCGCTGCCTGCAGGCTGATGACACGAAATACGTCCGGGCAGTCACCAGAAAAACCTTAGTGGCCGCCGTGACCCGCATCTACCATCCCGGCACCAAGTTTGATACCGTTCCCGTCCTTGACGGCGCACAGGGTATCGGCAAGAGCACCATGTGGAAGTCTCTGGCCGGTGATGAATATTTCTCCGACGCCCTCTCGCTTACTGACATGGACGACAAGTCCGGTGCGGAAAAGCTGCAGGGCTTCTGGATCATTGAAATCGGCGAGCTTGCCGGAATGAAAAAGGCCGACATCGAGAAGGTCAAGTCCTTCCTCTCCACTTCAGATGATAAGTACCGTCCCAGCTACGGCAAGGTGGTCGAAAGTCATCCAAGGCAGTGCGTCGTTGTCGCAACGGTCAACGGCGAGCATGGATACCTCCGTGATATCACCGGAAACCGTCGCTTCTGGATTGTGAAATGCCGCCAGACGGAGAATGCCGTGCGCTGGAAAATCACGCCCGAAGAACGTGACCAGATATGGGCGGAGGCCAAGTATTACTACGAGCAAGGCGAAAAGCTGTATCTCGAAGGCGACCTTCTTGCGGAGGCTGAAGAAGCCCAGAGAAGCGCTATGGAAACAGACGAGCGCCAAGGCCTCGTGGAACAGTATCTGTCAAAGCTCCTGCCGGAAAACTGGTCTGAGATGGATCTCTACCAGCGTCGGAATTTCCTTGACGGTGACGACATCACCTCTGACTCCGGCACCGTGGAACGTATCGAGGTCAGCAATGCGGAAATCTGGTGTGAGTGCTTCGGCAGGAATATCGCTGACTTAAAGCCCACCGACTCTTATGCCATCGCGGCACTTATGACACAGGTGGACGGCTGGAAGCGCACCAATCGCAGAGCTTCCCAGCCTCTTTACGGACGTCAGCGATTGTACGAGCGCACGAAATAAGTGGACAACCTCGTGGACAAGGACAACTTTTTCCCTTTATTTAATCCAGCAAAGCAGAAAAAGGAAGCCACACAGGCACCTGCGTACACCCGCGTAGATAAATATAGGAAAAAGCCGTCCCTTTGTCCCACCTTGTCCACTCAAAGGAGATGAATGGAAATGAAAATAGATGAAAAGACAATCGAGAAAAAGCTGGTAAATGCAGTGAAATCAACGGGAGGCATCGCGCCCAAGTTCGTCTCTCCGGGTTTTGACGGGATGCCGGACAGGCTTGTCCTTCTTCCGGGAGGTGTCATGGCTTTCGCAGAGCTAAAGGCACCGGGAAAGAAACCGCGCCCGCTCCAGCTGGCAAGGCACCGGCTTCTTCGGAAGCTGGGATTCAAGGTTTACGTCATCGACGATATTTCACAGATTGGAGGGATGCTTGATGAACTTTACACCACATGACTATCAATCCTACGCCATCCGGTATATCGAAAAGCATCCCGTGGCCGCAGTCCTTCTGGATATGGGACTTGGCAAAACGGTCATCAGCCTGACTGCCGTATATGACCTGTTGTTTGACAGCTTCGAGGTACGGCGCGTTCTGGTGGTCGCTCCCTTACGAGTCGCCCGCGATACATGGCCTGCGGAGATCCAGAAATGGAGCCACCTTGCCGGTCTGACCTTTTCAGTCGCAGTCGGAACTGCCAAAGAGCGGAAAGCAGCTCTGATGCAGAATGCGGATATCACGATCATCAACCGTGAAAACCTGCAGTGGCTCATCGACGAGTCCGGCTTTACCTTTGACTACGATATGGTGATCATCGACGAGCTCTCGTCCTTCAAAAACCACAAGTCAAAGCGCTTCAAGTCCCTGATGAAGGTTAGACCCAGACTCCATCGCATTATCGGCCTTACCGGCACACCATCCTCCAACGGTCTCATGGATCTGTGGGCAGAGTTCAAGGTGCTGGATATGGGTGAGCGCCTCGGACGCTTCATCACGCAGTACCGGACAAATTACTTCATGCCGGACAAGCGAAACGGCGAGATCATCTACTCCTACAAGCCTCTGCCTTATGCGGAGGACGCCATCTACCGGAGAATATCGGATATCACGATTTCCATGAAGTCCACCGACCACCTGAAGATGCCGAAGCTGGTATCCACGGCCTATGAGGTGCAGCTTTCGGAGTCTGAACGTGACCGCTACGAGGATTTGAAGCAGGAGTTCATCCTGCAGCTCCCGGACGGCGAAATCACCGCTGCCAATGCAGCATCGCTTACCGGAAAGCTCTGTCAGCTTGCCAACGGTGCCATTTATGCGGATACCGGAGACATCATCGAATTTCATGACCGGAAGCTGGACGCTTTGGAAGACATCATCGAAGCCGCAAACGAAAAGCCGCTGCTGGTGGCCTACTGGTTCCGGCACGACCTCTCCCGCATACAGAAACGCTTCAATGTCCGGGAGATCAAGACAAGCCGCGATATCGCTGACTGGAATGCGGGAAAGATTCCTGTAGCAGTCATACATCCGGCCTCTGCCGGTCACGGCTTAAACCTTCAGGCCGGAGGCTCCACCCTTGTATGGTTCGGGCTCACATGGTCGCTGGAACTTTACCAGCAGACAAACGCCCGCCTCTGGAGGCAAGGCCAAGAGTCCCAGACCGTGGTGATCCAGCACATCATCACAAAAGGCACCATCGACGAGCGGATCATGAAGGCACTGGTCAAAAAGGAAATGACGCAGACCGCCCTGATCGATGCTGTCAAAGCCGAGGTGGTGTGATGAGCGATCCTTATGAAAATCTCGCCAACGCCATCGTGCTGCAGGCCGTGAAGGATTACCGCGACGCCTTAAAGCGCCTGAAAAAGAAGTCCGGAAACAAGACCGCGATGGCAGACGCACTGGAATGCGAGCGGTTCTTCCGCTCCGGCTGGTACAAGACACTAACGAGCGTAGACGGCGAGTACCTGATAAACAAACTACGAGAGGAGGCAAGAAGCCTATGACAGTAAAAGAATATCTCCATCAGGCCTACCGCCTTGATCAGAGAATCAAGTCCGATACGCTGGAAGCCCAGAACCTTCGTGAGATGGCGGGCAGCGTGTCGGCTATCCAATATGATAAAGACCGAGTGCAGACATCGAGGAATACCGACGCGCCCTTTGTCCGGACGCTTGAGAAGCTCTGGGAGCTGGAACAGAAAATCGCACGGGAGCTTGAAATGCTCTCCGACCTGAAAAAGCAGATCCGGGAAGTGATCGAGGCGGTTCCGGACACCGACGAGCGTATGGTATTGAAGTACCGGTACATCCACAACTATACATGGGAGCAAATTGGAAACGAGCTGTGTGCCGACGCCCGCACCATCAGGCGCTGGCACGGAAACGCCTTGCTTCATGCGACGCTTCCCAAGGAACCTATCGAAATATGAAATGCGCCCGAAATGTCCACATTTGTCCTAAGATGTCCACCCGCCCTTTATGATAGTATATAATCAGCGAAACAGAATAAAGAAAAGGCTGCACGCGCAGCCACCAAGCCTTGTGGGACACACCCGCAGGGCTTTTTCTTTGCCCGAAAGGAGGCGCGGCTTATGCCAAGGAAACCAAAGAGACCGTGCCGCTTTCCCGGCTGCCCGAACCTGACCGACGGTGTCTACTGCGAGGAGCACGCCAAGGTGATGGAACAGCACTACGAGAAGTTCCAGCGCGGCTACTCTCCCGGCAAACGCTACGGCAGGTCTTGGAAACGAATCCGTGACAGGTACGTCCACAAGCACCCTCTCTGCGAGCAGTGCTTGAAGGCCGGACGCTACATCGCCGTGGAGGAAGTCCACCACATCATTCCTCTCGCCGAGGGAGGAACGAATGACGAGTCGAACCTGATGAGCCTTTGTCGTTCGTGCCACGAGAAGATTCACCGCGAGCGTGGTGACCGGTAGGGGCGGTCGAAATCTCTAAACGCGATTGCTGCGGAAAACGGCGCGGGGTCTTCTTCGCAAAAATTGCAATTCAAACAGGGTATTAAAGCAAGCCCACCAAGGAAAGGAGGCAAACGTCATGGCGAAGGACGGAACCAATCGCGGCGGGCGGCGTGTAAGAGCGGGCTCCAAGCCTGACGCCCTCGCCGACAAAATAACAAAAGGATCACCTGCAAGGCGCATGGAACTCCCGGACTTCACGGACGATTTGACCGACCTCGATACCGAGGACATCGGCGACGGCGTGGAGCTGGAAGGCATGGATATGCCAAGCCCGGACGACTACCTGTCCGCACAGCAGAAGGACGGCAAGCCGCTGGGCGCAGATGAAATCTATAAAGAAACATGGCTGTGGCTTAAAGAGCGCGGCTGCGAGCGGCTTGTGAACAAGCGCCTGCTCGAAAGCTACTCCGAGGCCTTTGCCAGATACATTCAGTGCTCCGAGGCGGTCAGCAAATATGGCCTGCTCGGAAAACACCCGACTACGGGAGCTGCCATCGCGAGCCCTTTCGTGCAGCTCTCTCTTAATTTCCAGAAGCAGGCCAACCTGCTCTGGTACGAGATTTACGACATTGTGAAGCAGAACTGCACCGAACCCTTTGAGGGCAGCCCGCAGGACAGCGTGATGGAGCAGCTGCTTCGAAGCAGGAGGAACATGTAAATGAATACAGAAAGATTTGAACAGGTACCTATAAATAAGCTGGTGCCTTACGCCCGGAATGCCAGAACGCACTCCAAAGAACAGATCGCGCAGCTACGTGCTTCCCTCCGGGAGTTCGGCTTTGTGAGCCCTGCGGTTATCGACAATGAGTTCAACATCCTCGTCGGCCACGGCAGAGTGCAAGCCGCACGCGAGGAAGGCTATGAGACCATCCCTTGCGTCTTTGCAGAAAACCTGACCGAAGCCCAGAAGCGAGCCTATATCCTTGCGGACAATCAGCTGGCGCTCAATGCCGGGTGGGATGAGGAAATGCTCTCCGTCGAATTATCCGACCTGCAGGATCAGTCCTTTGACCTGTCCCTTCTCGGCTTTGATGCCGGTGAGCTCGATAAGCTCCTCGGCAACGGAAACGAAAAGGACATCGCCGATGATGACTTTGACCTGACCGCTGCTTTAGAGAAGGCTTCCTTCGTGGAACCCGGCGACATCTGGACGGTCGGCAGGCACCGCGTGATGTGCGGCGACGCCACCTCTCCGGAGGATGTGGAAAAGCTCATGGACGACAAGAAGGCAAACCTCGTCCTGACTGATCCGCCCTACGGCGTTTCCTTCAAGGCATCGGACGGCCTGACGATCCAGAACGACAGCCTCAAGGGCGAGGAGTTTTACAAGTTCCTTCTGGCGGCATTCAAGAACATGTCCGACCATCTCGAAAAAGGCGGAGCGGCCTACTGCTTCCACGCGGACACCGAAGGACTCACCTTCAGGAAAGCATTCATTGACGCAGGCTTCCACCTCGCCGGTGTGTGCATCTGGGTAAAGAACAGCCTCGTGCTCGGTCGCTCCGATTATCAGTGGCAGCATGAACCGGTGCTCTACGGATTTTTACAGAACGGCAAGCACCCGTGGTATTCCGACAGGAAGCAGACGACCATCTGGAACTACGACAAGCCAAAGCGCAATAAAGATCACCCGACCTCAAAGCCTCTGGATCTTTTGGGCTATCCCATCCAGAACTCCACGCAGGAGAACTCCGTGGTGATCGACACCTTCGGCGGCTCCGGCTCCACGCTCATGGCCTGCGAGCAGCTGAACCGCGTCTGCTACATGATGGAGCTTGATCCGAAATACGCCTCCGTCATCCTCCGGCGCTATGTGGAAGATACCGGCGACTCGGAAAATGTTTATGTAGTAAGAAACGGCGAAAAGCTCCTCTACTCCGCTCTGGCAAAAGAGGTCGAAACCTCTCCGACTGCGAGTGTATAATACACAATTTCCTTCCCGTTTATTTGTCGATTTTCTACCTTGGAAATATCGAGAAAACGCTTGCTATATAAGGCTTTCAGAGTGATGTATATACATGCCGAAAGGCACAGCAGACAACCTAAATTCAAGGAGGTACACACAATGAAAGCAAGCTACAACGTAACCGGAAAAGAAAGAAAGGCACTGGTCGCAGCCATCGCGGTGATCACCGGCGACAAGGCGGTCTACAAGTTCATGCCCACCTGCGCCTACGAGATCGGCGACATCACGGTCGACAAGGAAGGCGGCGTCACCTGCGAGGATGCAGACAAGCTGGAGCGTCTGATCCACAACCTGATCGCGGACGGCTTCACACCGCAGGATTCCGAGGAAATCGAAAGCGCGGATGAGGAACCTACCGCCGAGGCAGATACCGAGGGCACCGGCCTTACGGTCAGCCTTCCGCTGGACAAGGTGGCGGTCGGAAACCTCACCAACCTCCTCACCGCCAAGGAAAGCCTCATCAAGAAGGCGCTCGGCATCGACGACCTTGGCATCGAGGTCACGGAGGACAAGATCACCTTCCCTTGGTTTTCCGAGATGCCGGAGCCGGAGGCGGTCAAGGCCTACACCCACTTCGTTGCAGCCCTTTGCAAGATGAGCAAGGACGCAAAGCGGATCAGCGCCACCGAGAAGGAAGTCGACAACGAGAAATACTCATTCCGCTGCTTCCTCCTGCGGCTGGGCTTCATCGGAACCGAGTACAAGGCAGAGCGCAAGATTCTCCTCCAGAACCTTTCCGGCAACTCCAGCTGGAAGAACGGCGCTCCGGAAAAGGAGGTGGCGGCATGCGAATGATAAGACCTGATGAGCTGAAAAGCCTTCGCAACCGCTACCCAGCGGGCACCCGCGTGGAGCTTCTGCAGATGGACGATGTGCAGGCACCGCCCATCGGCACCAAGGGAACGGTCACCGGAGTCGATGATACCGGAAGTCTTCTGGTGAACTGGGACAACGGCAGCGGTCTCAACGTCATCTACGGAATCGACCGCGTGAGAAAGGTGGCGGACTCAAATGGATGAAAAGATAAGAGAACAGATCCTCGCCATTCGGGATACCGGCCTTACGAATATGTTTGATGTGAACATGGTACAGCGGCTGGCCTACGAGAGAGACTTCTACGAGCTGGTTCTTTTCCTTGAGGATCACCGGAAGGAATACGTGAACTTCATCCTCCACGGCGACGAGTAAACTACACAGTTTGCCCGCCGGATATTCCCGCAGGATTGTCACATATATTCTCCGAATTAACTTGCTATTACAGGCCTTCAGAGTGATATATGTACATACCAAAAGGAACACCAAGCAAGGAGGAAACAACCATGAAGTACACAATCGAGACAATAGAGAACGCAAAGCCCGGAATGAAATGGGACGAGATCGGATGCCACTGGACACTCGGACAGGCCTACCTTTACAGCAAGGAAGCCGGAAACGACCTGCCAAACTTCGCCGAGGTCATTTGGGACGACGACATCGAGACGATCCTCGCGGATTGCAGGAAGCTCGGAGTAAAGGAATTCACCATAAGCTCCACCTTCTCCAGCCTGATCGAAACCATCGCCCGCTTCGAGGAGCTCGGCTGCACCTTGGACGGCATCGTAAAGGTCAAGGAACGCTACACCCACTTCGGAAGCGACGACCGCGCCCTGATCCCGGCTTTCAAGATGACGGTAAAGGAGGCGTAAGACCATGTGGAGCGAAGGAACCATCGGAATACCGGATGCAAAGGACAAAGGCAAATACACGGTTTGCCACTACTGGGTAAAGCACTACGAGGAGCCCAGCGAGGAATACGGGATCAACGGCGGCAAGATCTCCAAGCTGATGATCAAGATCAACGGAACCGTCACAGCTAACTACGACAGAGGCTGGGACATCGAGCCGGAGGATGAGCCGACGCAGCTCGCGTACATGATCCTCCTGCAGAATTACAACTAAGCACAAACCCTGAGAATGAATATTCCGGGAGACTGAGCCGCAGGGCTCTTTCTCTCGTACAGATATCAAGGATCGTATGCCGAACACGTCGGCTGGCGGTCTTTTATTTTGCCCGGAAGGAGGCGGCTTTCATGCCAATGCGAAAACTGAAAAACTACAAGCCGACCCGCTTCATGGCCGAGTCCTCCCACTACAACAAGAAGATGGCGGATTTCGCTGTGATGTTCATCGAGCAGCTCTGCCATACCAAAGGCACATGGGCAGGAAAGCCCTTCGAGCTCATCGACTGGCAGGAAAAAATCATCCGCGACCTGTTCGGCGTACTAAAGCCAAACGGCTATCGGCAGTTCAACACGGCTTATATCGAGATACCAAAGAAGATGGGCAAGTCGGAGCTTGCCGCTGCGGTCGCCCTGCTCCTTTGCTGCGGCGACGGTGAGGAACGCGCCGAGGTCTACGGCTGCGCTGCCGATAGACAGCAGGCTGCCATCGTTTTTGACGTGGCTGCGGATATGGTCAGGATGTGCCCGGCCTTAAACCGGCGCGTGAAGATACTGGCCTCCCAGAAGCGGATCATCTACGAGCCGACGAACAGCTTCTATCAGGTGCTCTCCGCAGAGGCATACAGTAAGCACGGCTTTAACATCCACGGCGTGGTCTTTGACGAACTGCACACCCAGCCGAACCGAAAGCTCTTTGATGTTATGACCAAGGGCTCCGGCGATGCCAGAATGCAGCCGCTCTACTTCCTGATCACGACCGCCGGAAACGATACGAACACCATCTGCTACGAAGTCCACCAGAAGGCACAGGACATCCTTGACGGCAGAAAAGTCGACCCGACTTTCTATCCGGTGATCTACGGAGCAGACGCATCCGAGGATTGGACAGACCCGGAGGTCTGGAAAAAGGCAAACCCGTCGCTGGGGATCACGGTCGGCATCGACAAGGTGGAAGCCGCCTGCGAGTCCGCCAAGCAAAATCCCGGCGAGGAGAATTCCTTTAGACAGCTACGCCTTAATCAATGGGTAAAACAAGCTATCCGCTGGATGCCGATGGACAAATGGGACGCCTGCGCGTTTCCGGTCAACGAGGATGACCTCGAAGGCCGTGTATGCTACGGCGGGCTTGACCTGTCCTCCACCACAGACATCACTTCCTTCGTGCTGGTCTTCCCGCCAAGGGATGAAACGGACAAGTATGTAATCCTCCCGTACTTCTGGGTGCCAGAGGATACGCTGGAACTCCGTGTCCGGCGCGACCATGTGCCTTACGACACTTGGGAAAAGGAGGGCTACCTCGAAACCACGGAGGGCAACGTCATCCACTACGGCTACATCGAGAAATTCATCGAGCGCCTCGGCGACCGCTTTAACATCCGCGAGATCGCCTTCGACCGCTGGGGAGCCATCCAGATGGTACAGAACCTTGAGGGCATGGGCTTTACCGTGGTTCCCTTCGGTCAGGGCTTCAAGGATATGAGTCCGCCGACAAAGGAGCTGATGAAGCTGACGCTTGAGAAAAGGCTCGCCCACGGAGGCCACCCGGTGCTCCGCTGGAATATGGATAACATCTTCATCCGCACCGATCCTGCCGGAAACATCAAGGCCGACAAGGAAAAGTCCACGGAGAAGATTGACGGTGCCATCGCAACGATCATGGCACTCGACCGGGCAATCCGGTGCGGCAACGACAACGGCGCTTCTGTCTATGATACACGCGGATTGCTCTTTCTGTGAACAAACTGTAAAACCTTTTTATTTGCTTGACTTAAAATTTTTATTCAATTAACCTTTCATAAGGAGATGTCGACAACTCCTTAATTTGGATAGGGAGTGAAAAAAATGTATCATGTGCGTTACAAGGGGACACACTATGAAGCTGGATTTCATTGGGGTTCCCTCTTGAGAGAACATCAAAATATTATTCTTGATAACATACCTTTTGAGATTACGGATGACCGTATCGAATACGCAATGTCGTGTATCCCAATTTATAACGAGTTTTATCCTGAGATATTGGATGAAATCCGTGGCCTTGCAGAAGGGCAGAACTGTGATCAAAGAGTTTTGCAGACGGTTTTGTTCAGTATGTATGCTATGCCACCTACTCAGCACTGTTCCTGTTTTGCAATGAAGACACGAGATGGTGTTCTGCTTGGCAGAAATAGTGATTTTCTGACTGCTTTGGAAAAGCTCAATATGAATGTAATCTATAACCTGACGGATAGTACTTATGCATTTACTGGTAATACAACGGCTTTCGTTGAGATTGAGGATGGTATCAACGAACACGGTTTGGCAATTGGTCTAACATCTGTATTTCCTATCGATGTGAAGCCGGGATTTAATGCAGGTCTACTTTTACGTTACATTTTGGAAAAGTGTAAAACGGTTACTGAAGCAGTTTCAAAATTAGAGAATCTTCCCATTGCTTCTGCGCAGACATTCACTTTGTCAGATGCGAATGAGGAAATCGCTGTAATAGAATGCAACAGTAACGGGGTGTCAGTGAATACTGGAAATGCAGCTGGTTTTGTATGTGCAACTAATCGTTTTCACGTTTCAAATATGGTGCAGTATAATCAATCGAATATTGATGATTGGTTTGCAGAAGAGAGATATCAGACAATGTATGCATCGTTATCGAACCCCGAAAACCAGCGAGATTTAGTTTTTGCACAATCGCTACTCGCGGGGTGTCATGGTTTTATCTGCCAATACGACCGCAAGAGCGGAAAGGATACAGTATGGTCAGTTATTTACGATTCAAAGCACAAGAAAATATATAGGTGTGAAAAGAACCCAAGGCGAGGGCAATTCAAGATGGATGCCCGCCTAAAATAAAAAGAAACAATCTGTTACAGAGGAGCATCGGCTGAAAAGTCGGTGCTTTTCTTATGTCATTTTTGAAAGGACGGTTACCAATATGAGCTTATTCAGCGGATTATTCAAATCCAGAGATCATCCCAAAAACAGTACCTCCGGCAGCGCCTACCGCTTCTTCTTCGGCGGGACGACCTCCGGCAAGGCTGTAACAGAACGATCCGCCATGCAGATGACGGCAGTATACTCCTGCGTCCGGATTCTTTCCGAGGCGATTGCAGGCCTGCCGATTCATCTCTACAGGTACGACGGAGGCGGTAGCAAGGAAAAAGCAATAGACCATCCGCTCTATTTCCTTCTGCACGATGAGCCGAACCCGGAGATGACATCCTTTGTCTTCCGGGAAACACTGATGACGCACCTTCTCCTGTGGGGAAATGCCTACGCACAGATCATCCGAAACGGCAAGGGCGAGGTCGTTGCGCTGTATCCTCTGATGCCAAACCGCATGACGGTTGATCGGGATGCAGACGGCTCCCTTTACTACGAATACCAGACCTCGCAGGATGAAGCGCACACGATGGACGGCAGTCGTGTCAGGCTCTCGCCACACGATGTGCTGCACATTCCCGGCCTTGGCTTTGACGGCCTCGTGGGCTACAGCCCGATTGCGATGGCCAAGAACGCCATCGGCATGGCGATTGCCTGTGAGGAATACGGAGCTAAGTTTTTCGCTAACGGCGCGACGCCCGGCGGCATCTTGGAGCATCCCGGTGTGGTAAAAGACCCGGAGCGCGTCAGGGAAAGCTGGAACTCGGCCTTCGGCGGCAGCTCGAATGCAAACAAGGTGGCAGTCCTTGAGGAAGGCATGAAATACACGCCTATCTCCATTTCACCGGAGCAGGCGCAGTTTTTGGAGACGCGGAAGTTCCAGATCGACGAGATTGCACGTATTTTCCGTATCCCGCCTCACATGATCGGCGACCTTGAGAAATCGAGCTTTTCCAATATCGAGCAGCAGTCCTTGGAGTTTGTGAAATACACTCTCGACCCGTGGGTATGCCGCTGGGAACAGTCCATGCAGCGTGCCCTTCTCACATCGGATGAAAAGAAGGAATACTTCTTCAAGTTCAATGTGGACGGCCTGCTTCGAGGCGATTATCAGAGCCGTATGAACGGCTATGCGACCGGACGCCAGAACGGCTGGATGAGCGCCAACGATATCAGGGAGCTGGAAAACCTCGACCGTATCCCGGAGGAGGAAGGCGGCGACCTGTATCTCATAAACGGCAACATGACAAAGCTCAAGGACGCAGGCATCTTTGCAGCCGCAGCGCCCTCACAGGAGGAACCGGATGAAAAAGAAGAATCAGAAACCGAGCCGGAACAGCCACAGCAAAGTGAGCGCACCCGGCGAAAACACAAGGAGGCACTATGACCAGAAAGTTTTGGAACTGGGTGCGAAACGAGGAGCCGGATTCATTCGGCAGCGACCGAACACTCTACCTCGACGGGGAAATTTCCGATGAGACGTGGTTCGGCGACGAAGTAACACCACAGCTTTTTAAGGATGAACTGAATAGCGGCGAAGGGAACATCACCCTCTGGATTAACTCTCCGGGCGGTGATGTTTTTGCTGCTGCGCAAATCTACAACATGCTGATGGATTACCCGCATGACGTGACGGTCAAGATTGACGCCCTTGCTGCTTCGGCGGCATCCGTCATCGCTATGGCCGGTACAAAGGTCTGCATGAGCCCTGTGGCCATGCTGATGATCCACAACCCTGCAACCATCGCCATCGGTGATACCGAGGAGATGCAGAAAGCCATCGACATGCTGAATGAAGTCAAGGAATCCATCATGAATGCCTACGAAATCAAGTCCGGGCTTTCCCGCCACAAGATTTCACAGCTGATGGATGCCGAGACGTGGATGAACGCCAAGGAAGCCGTGAAGCTCGGCTTCGCTGACGAGATTCTGTTCAAGAAAGGCGATGAGCCTGCCTTGGACGACGAGGCCGATACGGAGATGCTTTTCTCCCGCAAGGCCGTCACTGACTCACTGCTATCACGGCTTATCCCTAAGAAAAAGCCGGAAGCAAATAAACACATGGTACCTGTTACCGATCTTGAGAAGCGCCTTTCGCTTCTCGCACATTAAAGGAGGATTTTTATTATGACTCAGATTATGGAACTCATGGAAAAGAGAGCGAAGGCGTGGGAGGCTGCAAAGGCTTTTCTTAACACCCACTCTCAGAACGGCGGCATGGTTTCTGCGGAGGATGCCGCAACCTACGACAAGATGGAGAAGGAAGTCACCGACCTCACCCACGACATTGAGCGCCTGCAGCGTCAGGACGAGATCGAGAAGATGCTCAATCAGCCCACTTCCGCTCCCATCACCAACATGCCCGGCAAGACCGGCGACAAAGCAGATGAAAAGACCGGCAGGGCTTCCGCTGCTTACAAGAAGGCCTTCTGGGACAACATTCGCCATCCCGGAAATCCGGTGATCCGTGACGTACTGGAGGAAGGCACCGACGGTAACGGCGGATACCTTGTTCCTATCGAATTCGAGCACACTCTCGTGAAGGCTCTCGATGAGAACAACATCATGCGTACCATCGGCTGCAAGATCATCACCACGCAGAACGAGCGCAAGATTCCTGTAGCGAACGGCCATACGCAGGCTGCATGGACGGCGGAGAACGGTGCTTACACCGAAAGCAATCCGACCTTCGGTCAGACCAGCATTGACGCTTTCAAGCTCACTGACCTTATCAAGGTTTCCGATGAGCTTCTGGCCGACAGCTTCTTCGACATCGAGGGCTACATCTCCGAGGAATTCGGTCGTGCCTTCGGCGAGGCTGAGGAGGATGCCTTCATCAATGGCGCGATCCAGAGCGGCGCAACGGCTATCGACAGACCGACCGGCCTGTTCATCGCGGCAAACGCTGGTGGCGCTCCTTCCGGCCTGACCGCAGCTTCCGCTACGGCGATCACGGCTGACGAACTGATCAGCCTTGTGTACTCCCTGAAGGCACCTTATCGCGGCAAGGCAAAGTTCCTCATGAACGATGCCACGGTCGCAGCCATCAGAAAGCTCAAGGACAACAACGGTGCGTATATGTGGCAGCCTTCCCTGACTGCCGGTGAGCCCGACAGACTTCTTGGCTTCCCGCTCTATACTTCTCCGAAGGTGCCTACGATGGCTGCCGGTGCAAGGGCTATCGCTTTCGGCGATTTCTCCTGCTACTGGATCGCCGACAGAGCCGGACGCACCATTAAGCGCCTGAACGAGCTTTACGCTACCAACGGTCAGGTCGGTTTCACCTGCACGGAGCGTGTCGACGGCAAGCTGATCCTTGCGGAAGGCATCAAGATTCTCGACATGAAGGTAACCGCAGGTTCCTGATGATTGGAGGTGAACGACCGTGGCACTGATTTCAACTGATGATGCAAAGGCTTATCTGCGTGTGGATTCGGCGGATGAGGATGCCACGGTCGGCATCCTCTTGGCCTCCGCCATAAGACTGTGTGTCGATGTGGCAAGGCTGACCGATGACCAGTGGACTGTGGTCAATTCAGAGAACACTTCTTCTGATGATTACACCGAGGAGGAACTGACAGCGATCCGGGAAACCATGAAGGTGGCTATTCTTTATGCCTGCGCTTATCTATTCGAGCACAGGGAGGAAGCCGACCATCATGCGCTTACCATGACGCTGCGCTCCCTTCTCTTTGCCATACGGGAAGGAGCGTTTTCATGAATATAGCAGCTATGAGAGTCCGGGTGACGTTTCAGGTCAATGCCGTGACTGTGGATAGATACGGAAACCACAAGAGCGGCTGGGCAGATTATTTTTCCTGCTGGGCGACGGTCGGCACAAGCTCCGGTTCGGAATCCACCGGCGTCGTGATAAACCCGGAGGAATCGCTGGACTTTACCTGCCGCTACTGCTCCGAGCTTGCCGCTGTGGAATCCACAAAGTACCGGATCATCGCGGCGGGCAAGACCTACAACATCACCTATGTCAATCCGATGGGCTACAAGCATAACAGCCTGAAATTCAACTGCAAGCTGGAGAAAAGCGCATGAGCAGGAATGTATCAATCAACGAAATGGGCGACGCCATTATGGAGGAGCTCGAAAAATATGCAGGCCTCGCTTCTGACGATTTGAAGGCTGCAGTCAAGGAAACCGCTGCCTCTGTCCGCAAGGATATACAGGCCGGTGCTCCCGTGGATACCGGAAAGTACAAGAAAAGCTGGTCGGTCAAAAATGTCCACGAGGATTCGGAAAGCATCGATCTGGTGGTGCATTCCAGAAACCGCTATCAGCTGGCGCACCTTCTGGAGCATGGCCATGTGAAGCGTGGCGGCGGTCGCGTACCGGCACAGCCGCATATCGCAGCAGCCGAGGAACGCGGGAATGAAAAGCTCGTCGACACCATCAAACAGAAGCTGGGAGGTGGATCATGACATACGACGAAGTAATCACCATGTTAGAGGAAGCTGGACTCCCGCTCGCCTACGACCACTTTGCCGAAGGTGAATCACCGGAGCCGCCCTTCCTCGTTTTCTTATATCCGGGCACGGACAATCTGTTCGCGGACGATACCGTGTATCAGAAAATCAACGAACTGAATATCGAACTTTACACGGACGCCAAAGACCCGGAAACCGAAACCCGGATCGAGGACATCTTAATCGCGCACGATCTGCCTTATGAAAAATCCGAGGTGTGGATCGAGTCGGAGAAGCTGTACGAGGTCTTATATCAAACACAGATTACAGGAGGTTAATCGACTATGCCTAACACAAGAAACAAGGTCAAGTTTGGCCTGAAGAATTGCTACTACGCCATCGCTACGCTGGCGGCTGACGGTACCGTCACCTTCGGCACACCTGTGGCGATGCCCGGTGCAGTCTCCCTTTCGCTGGATGCGGAGGGCGACAACGACCCGTTCTATGCGGATGACTCCGTATATTACATGGTCTCCAACAACAACGGCTATTCTGGCGACTTCGAGCTGGCGCTGATTCCGGAGAGCTTTCTCACGGACGTCATGCATGAGACTGAGGATGCCAATGGCGTCATGGTGGAAAACAAGGATGTGGAGCCGGAGCACTTCGCTCTGCTCTTTGAGTTTTCCGGCGACCAGAGAAAGATCCGTCACTGCATGTATTACTGCAGCGCGACCCGTCCTTCCGTCACCGGCAGCACCAAGGAGGACTCCACAGAGGTGCAGACCGAAACACTGTCCCTTACGGTTTCTCCGCTCCCTTCCGGCATCGTGAAGGTCAAGACCGGCACCAATACCACAGACGCAGTCTACAACGGCTGGTACAGTGCGGTCTATGAGCCGAGTGCAGCTGTTTCAAACGGTGAGTAAGGAGGCGCGATATGGCAGTTACGAAAACCATCGAGGTTGACGGCAAGGAGGTGCAGTTTCGCGCCTCTGCCGCTATCCCTCGTCTCTACAGGAACAAATTTCACAGGGACATTTACAAGGACTTGAACGAGCTGCAAAAAGGCATCGACAAAAGCGATGCGGAGAGCTCCAATCTGGACACCTTCTCCCTTGAGCTTTTCGAGAACATCGCGTGGCTCATGGCAAAGCACCAGAACCCGGATGTCCCGGATACTCCGGAGGACTGGCTCGACCAGTTCAACACCTTCTCGATCTACGAAATTCTCCCGCAGATCATCGAGCTCTGGGGACTGAACGTGGAACAGCAGGTGGCCTCTAAAAAAAACATCACAACACGGAGCGGGAAATGACAACCCCGCTCTTTTTACTCCGATGCGTGCAGATCGGGCTTCACATCTCGGAGCTTGATCTGCTCACCATCGGATGTGTCAACGATATGTACGCAGAAATGAGTAACGACGACTATCCATACGCCCAGACAGCATCGCAGGCGGATATGGATCGATTTTAACAGGAAGGAGGTCGTAGCATGGCCGACAGGATCAAAGGCATAACCGTGGAAATCGGCGGCGATACGACCGGCCTTTCCAAAGCCCTCTCCGGCATCAATAAGGAAATCAAGAACACGCAGTCGCAGCTTAAAGATGTCAATAAGCTCTTAAAGCTCGACCCGACGAATACCACGCTGCTCGAACAGAAACAGAAGCTCCTGAAGCAGGCTGTCTCCGAAACGAAGGAAAAGCTCACACAGCTGAAGTCCGTGCAAGACCAAATGGATGCTGGACTCAAAAACGGTACCGTCACCCAGCAGCAATATGATGCATGGCAGCGTGAGATCATAGAGACAGAAAACGAGCTCAAAAACCTCGAACAGCAGTGCAAAGAAACCGACTCTCATATCTCCGCAACCCTCACGGCAACCGGAACGAAGCTGCAGGAAGTCGGCGGGAAAATCTCCGATGTCGGAACCGGCCTTACAACTCATGTCACGGCTCCCATTGTAGCTCTTGGCGCAGCTTCTCTTGCCGCATTCAATGAGGTGGATGCCGGGCTTGATATCGTAGAACAGAAAACCGGCGCGACCGGAGAAGCGCTGGAAGAAATGAACCAGATCGTGAAAGACCTCGCCACAGAGATACCGACGGACTTCGAAACTGCCGGTGCCGCTGTCGGCGAGGTCAACACTCGCTTTGGCCTGACCGGGCAGGCGCTGGACGATCTCTCCGCGAAATTCATAAAGTTTGCCCAGCTGAATGATACTGACGTTTCGACATCCATCGACAACGTATCCTCGGTCATGAACGCTTTCGGCATGGACGCATCCGAGGCGGATTCCCTTCTGGACGCGCTGAATGCAACCGGTCAGGCCACAGGTATCGGGATGGATTCCCTTGCGAGCCTGCTGTCCTCCAATGCCGTACAGCTAAAGGAAATGGGACTGACCGCCCAGCAGGCCGCAGGATTTATGGGCATGGTGGAGATGTCCGGTCTGGATACTTCCTCCGCTATGATGGGTCTTAAGACCGCCATGAAGAATGCGACGAAGGACGGCAAAACGCTGGATCAGGCTCTTGCTGATTTCTCCCAAACCATGAAGGGCAACGGCTCCGAAACTGAAAAGCTGCAGGCAGCCTATGACCTGTTCGGAAGCAAAGCCGGTGCGTCAATCTACAATGCCGTGCAGACTGGAAAGCTGAACCTTGACGACCTGTCCGGCTCACTTTCTGATTTTGAAGGCAGTGTAGAAAACACCTTCAATGCAACTCTCGACCCGATTGACCAGTTCCAGATGACGATGAACTCCCTGAAGGAAACCGGTGCCGAGGTCGGAAATTCTCTGATGACGGTGCTTGCGCCTGTCCTGAAGCAGATCTCCGATAAGCTGAAATCCCTCGCCGAGTGGTGGAACAATCTCGGAGAGCCGATGCAGCAGATGATCATAAAGATCGCTCTCGTAGCCACTGCAATCGGGCCACTCCTTGTGGTGATCGGAAAGATTGTATCTTCGGTCGGGACGGTCATGACGATCATCCCGAAGGTGTCTACGGCAATTACGACGGTGAAAGGCGCGATGTCCGGGCTTAATGCTACGCTGGCTGCTAACCCAATAGGCCTTGTGATTGCAGCGATTGCTGCGCTGGTGGCTGCCTTCATCTACCTTTGGAAAACGAACGAGGACTTCCGTAATAAGATCACGGCTATCTGGAACGGGCTCGTAGAGACGTTTCAGGCTTTCACGCAGGGCATCGTCGATAAGCTCAATGAGCTGGGCTTTAACTTCAAAGACATCGGCGAAGTCATAAAAGCTGTATGGGATGGCCTGTGCTCTGTCCTCGCTCCGATGTTTGAAGGCGTATTCCAGAACATTGCAAACATCCTGTCCTACGCGATGGATCTGATCTTGAATATTTTGGATGTCTTTATCGGCATCTTCACCGGCGACTGGGATCAGGCTCTTTCCGGTATCAATGGTATATTTACATCCACTTGGGACTTCATCGTCAATACGCTATCGAATATCCTGACGACGCTCGGCAACGTGGTGAATGTGTTCCTTGGCTGGTTCGGAACCTCGTGGCAGGAAATCTGGCAAGGCATCAAGGACTTCTTCGTAAATATCTGGAACGGCATCGTCAGCTTTTTTACCGGCATTGTGACCGGAATCCAGAATACGGTGACAACGGTTTTCACAGCCATCTCCACGTTCTTTACGAACATCTGGAATGGAATAAAGACCTTCTTCGAGACGATCCTAAACGGCATCAAGACGGCGGTCACCACATATTTCAATGCGTATAAAACCGTTATCACAACCGTCCTGACAGCGATCCAGACTGTGGTCACGACGGTATGGAATGCTATAAAGATAGCCATAACGACTGTGGTTAATGCAATCAAGACCGCCATCACTACGGCTTGGAACGCCATAAAGACAACGACCTCCACCGTATTCAATGCCGTAAAAACGACTGTCAGCAACATCTGGAACGGCATCAAATCGGCGGTCATGAATGTAATCAATACCATGAAGTCCGGGATCAGTAACGGCTTCAATGCGATAAAGAGCACCGTCTCCAACATCGTAAACGGGATCAAGAGCACGATCTCCAATGTGTTCAACGGTATCTGGAGCTTTGTCTCCGGCATCGTCAACAAGCTGAAAAGCGTGTTCAACTTCAGCTGGAGCCTGCCGAAAATCAAGCTGCCGCACTTCTCGATTTCCGGCAGCTTCTCCTTAAACCCGCCGTCCATACCACACTTCTCTGTGGACTGGTATAAGAAGGCGATGTCAGGCGGCATGATCCTAAAAGACGCGACCATCTTCGGCCAGAGCGGCGGCACGCTCCTTGGCGGAGGCGAGGCCGGTGATGAGGCCGTGGTCGGTGTATCGTCCCTGCGCTCTATGATTCAGGACGCGGTCAGCAGCGCTTCGCTTTCCCTTTCGGGAGACCATCCGCTGATCAACATCGAGGAGATGAGCGTCAGAAGCGACGATGATATCCGCAAGATTTCTCAACAGCTCAATACCCTGCTGACAGCAGGACGCAGAGCGAAAGGACTGGTGTGATATGGGATTTTCATTTAACGGAACAACCTCCCAGTCTATGGGACTTGCAACAAGAATTACAAACGAATATCGGATGCCGGATCTTAGGAATAACACGGTTACCATGCCCGGACGGCACGGCGTGTTTGATTTCGGAGAGACGGTATCCGAGCGAAAGATTGTGATTTCGTGCTTCATCCCTCCGGGTGAAACGGATGAGCAATTTCTCGCAAAGAAGGATGACATTATCGAATGGCTGAATCCGGACAACGGCCTCTGCCAGCTCATTCTGGACAAGGAACCGGGACGAGTTTATGAAGCAAGGCTCACGTCCGGATTTTCCTTTGACCGGGCAGTCCGCAATTCCTGCACCTTCAATCTGGAATTCTTCTGCCCTGATCCTTACGGCTATGCCATATCGGACGAGACCTTTGACTTTGCGGAGGCAGGAACATTTACTGCCTCCCGCTCTCTTGGAAATATAGAGTCTTATCCCATCTACGCCCTACAGGGAGTGATTCCTTCCGGGACGGACTCGTATATCAGTATAACCACAAACGGCAGCGAGCTCCGTATCATCGGACGCCTATCCTCCGGCGAGACGCTCATCATTGATTCGTCTCACATGACAGCAAAGGTCGTGGATGCAAACGGCGATACGCTGCGAAACGGGCTCCCGCTGCTGTCGGAGCTCAATTTCCCGGTGCTGGATACCGGAGACAATACCGTCGTAATTGAGGCGGTCGGAACAAATACAACATTTACGGAACTGAACATTCAGGCCAGAAGCCGCTGGAGGTGATTTCGCATGGCTCTTAAAAATACACTTAATACGCAGGATGCCTTCACCGGAGAGTTCCCGGCTGCTTGGGCTCCGGACGGCCTCTGGCGCTTTAACGAAGAGAATCCGGACGCGGATGATAACCTCGCAGATTTCTCCGGCAAGGATCGCAAGGCATATATCCATAACTGGAGCGGCACTACGGCTTCGATGAAGACCGGCAATTTCGGTCGGTATTTCCAGATGAATATCAACAACCCTTCATCGGAGAAAACCTACTTGAAGGTAACGAACGACGGCAGCATCTTTTCCAACATCGGCGAGACCATCGTGGTCGGCGGCTGGATGAAGCCCACGACATATTCAGTCGGAAACACCTATACTCCGATTCTGAATACCCGCTACGGCTCCGGTCAGCCGATTTTTTATTTATCGCTCATTCGCGGGAAGCCGAGAATCATGCTGTATAACTCCTCCGGCACACTCATTCTGGATCAGTCGGTGACACCATCGTTCTCTCTGCAGAATGGAAACTGGTATTTTATTGCCTGCGTCATAAAGCCTACGGCAAAGACAGCGCAGTACATCCTCGGAGATAAAAGTTCCGGCACGGTATGGCAATCAGGTGTGCTTTCCTTTACCGGAGAACTGAACCGCTCCTGCGTGGCTGACCTGATCTGGGGAATGCACGCAAACTCTTACTGGTACGCAGGCGGTTTTGATGACTGGTTCCTCGACTGCGACTCCTCGCTTACAGCGGATGATCTTGCGGAGTATTTTCTTGAGTCGCTTTCTGCCAACGGCGCGGATATGACCGGAGATATAGATGCTCTGACAACGGCTGATGTCGTTACGCTGCGTGCGACCAGCTCTGTTTATCCTGAAAGCGGCCAGCTGATTACTGCTGCAAGGAAATGTGGTGTGGTCGGTAACGGCAGAGTTTCCATCAATGCGAACTACTCTCCCGGCGAGACCTCCATTTCTCTGGTGGAAACAGCGACCTCTGACGATCTTTCGACTTGGACGCAGTGGCAGGCTATTGGCTCGAACGGTGAGCTGGAATCACCCTCAAGGAAATACATCAAATATCGCATCACCCTTGCCACCACGAATACGGCAAGGACGCCTGTCCTCACAGCAATCAATCTACATGATAATCCGAAACCGCTTTATACAAAGCTCGGATATGCAAGACCGGTCATCCTTGACGCGGACGGCAATGCGGAAGCTGTTCTGGATAACGCCTATGACATTATCGTGACCAGCGAGATCAATGGTGTGGATGAACTGGAATTCAAGCTCCCGTTTCAGGACAGCAAGCGCTCCTATGTCGATAACGAAAAGACCGTGCGCATTGTCAGCGACACGTACCGTATCCGGACGATTACGGATGACAAGGAAGAAAGCGGCAAAGCCATCACCACTGTCTATGCAGAGGCGGCCTTTTACGACCTCGCGTATTCGGTTAAGAAAGAGCCGATTACCTTTAACGCAGATACAGCAGATGTCCCGATAGCTTACGCCCTGCAGGACACCGACTGGGATATGGGCGCGGTCAATGTCTCCACCAAACGAACGTGGACTTGCTCTGAGAAGAATGCGCTGGCGATCCTCCGGGCAGTACAGGACATTCACGGCGGCGACCTGATTTTTGATAACGCGAACAAGATCGTGAAGCTGCTTACTTTCAGCGGCGAGGATTCCGGCGTGCTGTTCTGCTACAAGAAAAATATGAAATCCATCCAGCGCGTCATTGATACGACAAGCCTTATCACGAGGCTGTATGCCTACGGCAAGGACGGTATGACCTTCGCGTCCATCAATGACGGCAAAGAATATGTGCAGGACACCACCTATACCTCCGAAATCCGTATCTCAACGCTGGATTGCTCAAACTTCACCAATCCGTATCAGATGCTGGAATTTGCAAACATGCGCCTTGCGGACTATGCCTCTCCGCGCATTTCCTATGTGCTGAAAGCAATGGACTTATCTGTCCTGACAGGCTTCGAGCATGAAACGTGGGAGCTTGGCGATACCGTGACGGTAAAGGACGATGACCTGAACCTGTCGGTAAAGACCAGAATCGTCCGCAGGGAATACAACCTGCAGGAGCCTTGGAACACGGTGCTGGAGCTTTCCACCACTCTCCGGGAGCTTGGCGATTCCTCCTCCCGCTGGGACAGTGCTGCCGACATGCTGGAATCTGCCGATCTGGTGGACAGTCAGGAAATGAAGGATCTGGTTCCTTTCAACCATCTGCGCAATTCCAGAGCCGACTCCGGCCTCAACTACTGGCAGAGCTCCGGCTTTTCCGTAGATGCGGAGAATGGCGTGTCAGGCACGGCTTCCTTCAGGTGCGAAGGCGCTCTGAATACCACAAAAAGCCTCTCGCAAACCATCACGCCTGCAAACCGGGAAAGCTATACCTTCTCGGCACAGATTGCTTCGGAAAACCTCGTCAAAGGCAGCTCCGGGCAGGTCGGCATTGAGGTGACCTTTGAATACGAGGACGGAACAACAGAAACAAGATTCATAGACCTGATCTGAAGGAGGGATTTCTATGGCTTCATTCACACATGTGGCGCAGGACGTCTCTCCGCAGTATGGCCGCGTCACCAAAATCATCGTCCGTGTATGCGTCACCGACTGTACAGGTACGGTCTATATCACAGACATGTTCCTGCAGGGCGGCTCCATCGCTACCGGCTGGGTAGGTCACGTGTCAGAAATACAATGGACGGAGGATGGGTAAATGCCGGAGTTTACACGCTTTACAGAGACAATCGCAAAAAAGCAGGATAAGCGCGTCGTAAACATCACGGTAAAGCCCACTGTCACAGATTGCACCGGTACGCTCTGGTTTACCGACCTGATGCTGCAGGAAGGCGACAAGGTTACGGGATATGCCATAAACACTGGAACGCTTCTTGAAAAGTACAACGGTGATGACGCCATAGCTGGCAAACGCTTTTATAACTGCATCGTCCGCTCCTCGGCGACCTGCATTATCTTCAATCTCGGCTCTACTGCTGCCGGGCTTGATTACAAGGTCTATCCGATTCAGGCGATGGATGCTGGGAGCATTTCTCTTGCCCTTGGAGCCGGTGCGCATAAAGCGACCTTTAAGGCTGCGGCCAGCGCCGGTGATGAATTTGACCTTCTGTCCTCAAACCGGGAATGCCTGAAGAACAATGCAGCTACCGAAAAGGACGGATTCTTTCAATACTCCGCTGCCGGTGACAGCAAGCACCCGATCACGGTCGCGGATAAGAAGTCAGCAAGGATTTATGTGGAGTTTCAGGAGATGCAGGATGGGAGTGATCTGATATGAGCAGAGACTATTTAAAAGGCCACCGATGTATGGTCTGGACGTTCATGGGAAACTCCCGCATGTATTCTGCCCTTGCCGCTTATGGCGACAGGATCAGTCAGGTCGGGCTCTTTTCCTTTAAGGTCAGAGCAACCGGAGAAATCTACGAAACCGGCGTGGCAATCTCCAATATGCTGACATACATCCGTCAGTGGCCGCATATCAAATGGCTGCTGACGATATCCAATGACGGCACGAACAGCATCTTCAAAGCGCTGCGGGAGAACACGAACGGCGCACAGGACACTTTCCTGACTGAGATCATCCGCATCATGGAGAAATACCCGTGGTGCGACGGCATCGACATTGACCTTGAGAAAGGCGACGGATATTCCACCCACGCAGCCTCCACGGCGATGTTTCGGAATATCTATAACACTGTTAAATCCTACGACAGCACGAAGCTCATGAACATCTGCCTGCCGGGTATGAACTCCATAAACGGCTCGGTCGGCGGAGAGAACTGGTGCGTTTACGGTGACCTCAATCCTTACTGTGATACGGCTGCCATCATGAGCTACGGCATGGCTTGGGCGGGCTCTGCTCCCGGTGCCGTCTCACCGAGGGACTGGCTGGAGGGCATCTACGATTATGCGGTCACGGTCATGACACCTGAGAAGATATTCTTCGGGCTTCCGGCTTATGGCTGGAACTGGCAGATTTACGATACACCGGCTAACCTCGGTAAGACCTATCGCGGCACATCCAACACCTACTATGCGGCAAAGAACTGGATGACCGGGCAGTATAACTTCACGGACGACGCTCCGCCACAGCCATTCATCCCGATTCTCGCATACTGGGATGATTACGATATGGTGCCTTGGGCTCTGCCGCAGGTCTACGATTTTATGGAAGGCCGGGATGCAGCAAGCTATGAGTACCCGCTGATGAATGGCACCTATAACCGGAGGCACTACTTGACAGCCTATTCCAAGCAGCAGCACACCGAGTTCGGCACTATTTATGTAGACGCGGACGGCACCACGAGCTCCTACTCCGGCATCGTCTCTTTTGAAAACGGTGTGGCCACGCTGGGCGACAACGGCTCCGCCACTTATACTTTCACGGTATCGGCTGCCGGGAGGTATGATATTGCGATCCGCCTCTGCTATCCCTTCTGGGACAAGAACGGCATCTATGTATCGATTGACGGCAGCACCACCCACTTTACGGAGAGCAGGCTCTGGTGGCCGTATTGGCGCAGTACCTTCTGGACGACACTGGCCAGCAATATTTCATTGTCAGCCGGAACGCATACGATCCAAATTTCCGTAGATATCAAAGGCGTGCAGTTCTACGGCTACCGGGTATGCAGCAGCTTCTCGGAAGCTCCATCGGCAGGATCGGCATCGTTCACTTTGTCTCCGCGCCACTTCATCGATGTGGACGGTAACGAGTGCCAGCCGGACAGAGCTTTCAAGCTCACCTGCGAAATGCTCCGCAGGAAACCGGACTCCGCGCTCATCTGGTATGAGGACTTCCGGGATTATGGCGTACTCTCTACCAACTACTGGACAACGCTTTCCGGCTCGTGGACGGTCTGGCGGGAGGATGAATATTCCGAAAGCCGAGTCTATTCGCAGCTGGACGGCTCCGGAAAGCTGGCATGGCAATATGACGGCTTCTCCGATATCCACCTGCGGGCGAGACTGGCCTTCCCATCCAATGGGCACGGCAAGGCCGGAGTATTCTGCGGCAACCTGTTCTGCTGCCTAAATTATGATTCTCAGGCCGTAGAGCTTTACAACGGCTCCACGCTTCTTGGAAGCTACAGCCAGACCATCGAAAGGACTGCAAGCAGCAACCTCAGAACCGATCCGTCCATGTACACGGTCGAAATGCGTATCCGAGGGAACAAGGTCAGAGTTTACTCCGGCTCCTCATATACGCTCCGCTTCACTGCAACGGTCAGCGGCTTCTCCGGAGGATATGCCGGATACCGGTCTGACAACCGGACGGTCTGTGAGCTGCTCCGCATGGGTGATGCATGGACATACGAGCCTTATGAGCGCTTCGATGTGACCTTTCCGGACGGCATCGTCACGCAGTACGGCAGGATCAGCCGGTCAAACGCAACATGGGACTCTGAATTTCAGGTGTTCACCTTGACCTCCGATATTGAGGAGGAAGCAATCCGCAGCGAGAGTATCTCGATGGATTATGATTTCTATCACTCCCACGAGCTCGCTCTTTCCTGCGGAAGCGACTACACGGTGACAATCACGCCAAAGGACATCAACATCTGGATATCCAGACTGTTCCTTGGCGACGCGGACGGCTTTTCCATCCTCTACTATCAGGATGTGGACTCGCTCATTTACTGGGCAAACGAAGCGGCCTACCGCTGGGGAGTGAGAGGCTTTGCCATGTGGTCGCTGGGACAGGAGGATATGCGTCTCTGGGAGGCGCTGCCAAAACAAATATAACTTCATACCAGATTCAGTTCACAAGGCTGTCTGCAATCGCGCAGGCAGCTTTTATTTTGCACAAAAAGGAGGAATCGCAACATGAAAGAATTCTGGAACACCATTCAACTCATCTTTACGGCCATCGGAGGCTGGCTCGGCTGGTTTCTTGGAGGCTGTGATGGCCTGATGATCGCACTCATCATCTTCGTCGTGACGGACTACATCACTGGAGTCATGTGCGCCATCGCAGACAAGAAACTCTCCTCGGCGGTCGGCTTCAAGGGCATCTGCCGCAAGGTGCTGATCTTCATTCTGATCGGCATTGCAAACGCCCTCGACATCTATGTGCTCGACCATGCCGGAGTGCTTCGGACAGCAATCATCTTTTTCTACATCTCGAATGAAGGACTGTCCCTCGTGGAAAACAGCGTCCATCTCGGCCTGCCTGTACCGGAAAAGCTGAAGGACGTCCTCGAACAGCTCCACGACCGCGAAAGCAACGATACCAAGGAGGGCAAGTAACATGGCAAGAACAAAAGGAATTGACGTATCCCACTGGCAGGGAACGATTGACTGGAACAAGGTAAAGGCCGCTGGCATACAGTTTGCCATCATCAAGGCTGGCGGCTCTGACGCTGGTACATATACGGACAGCAAATGGGAAGCAAACTACAAGGGAGCCAAGGCTGCCGGTATCCCTGTCGGCGCTTACTACTTCGTCGGAAAAGACTGCGTGACTGCCGCTGCAGGAAAAGCGGATGCCGAGCGCTTCATTCAGATCCTCAAGGGCAAGCAGCTGGAATACCCGGTCTACATGGACAACGAGGCACAGCCCGCCTCTGCCAAGGCTGGTATCACAGAGGCCACCATCGCTTTCTGCGAGACAATGGAAGCTGCCGGATACTTTGTCGGTATCTACGGCTCCGCTGTTTCCGGCTTCAAAGAGCGGATGGACGACAGCAAACTCACGGACTACGCTCACTGGGTAGCGCAGTATGCCAGCAAATGCACCTACTCCGGGAAGTATGGCATCTGGCAGTATTCTTCCAAGGGCTCTGTTGACGGCATCTCCGGCAACGTGGATATGGACTACGGATATATCGACTATCCGTCCATCATCAAGACCGGCGGCTTCAACGGATACACAAAGGAAAGTACGCCTGCTCCTGTGGCAAGTTCCCAGAGAGACAGCATTATTGCTCAGGCCAGAGCATGGCTCGGCAAGAAGGAATCAGACGGAAGCCATAAGGTGATCATCGACACCTACAACAGCCACAAGCCGCTGGCCAGAGGATACGCAATGAAATACACGGATGCATGGTGCGCCACCTTTGTTTCCGCAGTCTCCATCAAGTGTGGCCTGACGGATATCCTTCCGACCGAATGCAGCTGCGGCGAGATGATCGCCCTTTTCAAAAAGCTCGGCGAGTGGATTGAAAACGATGCCCATGTTCCGAAGCCCGGCGACATCATCTTCTACGACTGGCAGGATTCCGGCTCCGGCGACAACACCGGCTGGCCGGATCATGTCGGCATTGTGGAAGCTGTCTCCGGAAGCACCATCACGGTCATTGAAGGCAACAAGAGCGATGCGGTCGGAAGACGCACCCTTCAGGTCGGCGGTAAATACATCCGTGGCTATGGCGTCCCGAAATATGCGGAAGGCTCCGGCAGCACTCCCGCACCGGAACCTGCTCTTACAAAAACCGTTGACGAGCTTGCCAAGGAAGTTATCGACGGCAAGTGGGGAAATGGCACGGAACGCAAGAACCGCCTGACTGCTGCCGGACATGACTACGCTGCCGTTCAGGCCAAGGTCAACGCCCTGCTGAAAAAGCCCACTGCTTCTTCACCTGTTTGGTACACGGTGAAGTCCGGCGATACGCTCTCTGCCATCGCCCGGAAGTATGGTACCAGTGTTTCCGCGATCCAGAAGCTCAATCCGACGCTCATCAAGAACGTCAACCTCATTATCACCGGCTGGAAAATCCGCGTGAAATAATATCTAAGCTGCTATGCCTGCGAGTGTTCTTCGGAATGCCCGCAGGCTTTTTTTCGTTTCAGTGAAAAATCCTCCGCTCAAATCGGCTCCGAATCTCCAGTGGAAACTGGAGGTGAAAGCATCATGACCAGTGACCAGAAAACAAAAATCGCCGAGCTCCGCGCTGCCGGATTCGGTTATGCCAATATAGCAAACACCCTCGGTCTGACAAAAAATCAGGTCGTTTCATTCTGTCACAGGAATGGCCTCGCCGGTGAGAAGTCCACGCAGGCCACAAAGGACAAGCCGGAGATCGGCGTCTGCAAGAACTGCGGAAAGCCCATCGTCCAAGTACCCGGCAGGAAACAGATCAAGTTCTGTTCTGACGAATGCTGCCAGAACTGGTGGAACGCCCATCCGGAGGCTGTCAAAAGACGCGCCGGTGCTGTCTACTCCTTTACCTGCGCTCACTGCGGAAAGCCCTTCACGGCCTACGGGAACCGGAGCAGGAAGTATTGTTCTCACGCCTGCTACATCGCAGGACGCTTCGGAGGTGACGGCCATGAATGAGGATCAGTTCGAGCGCGAGAAGCTCTATCAGGCCAGCATGAACATGTTTCAGGCCATGCTCAAAGACGGCCTGATCACCGAGGAACAATACGCCATAATTGATACAAAAATGCGGGAGAAATACCAGCCGATAATCGGCACATTATATCCCGAAAACGCTTGATAAATAAGGCTTTTAGAGTGATGTATAGTACCGGAAAGGAGTGAGTCAAATGGCGAAAATCACGAAGATAGAGCCGCAGATACCGGCACTGCCGACCAGAAAAAAGGTCGCTGCCTACGCCCGCGTATCAATGGAAACCGAGCGGCTCCACCATTCCCTCTCCACTCAGGTAAGCTACTATTCGGAGCTCATTCAGAAGAACCCGGAGTGGGAATATGTAGGCGTCTACGCAGACGAGGCTATCACAGGCACCATCGCCAAGAAGCGCGATGAGTTCCAGCGCCTGATTGCCGACTGCGAGGCTGGCAAGATCGACATTGTGCTCTGTAAGAGCATCTCCCGGTTTGCCCGCAACACCGTAGACCTTCTGAAGACCGTCCGGCACTTAAAGGAGCTGGGCATCAGCGTCCGGTTTGAAAAGGAGAACATCGACAGCCTCTCCGGTGACGGCGAGGTCATGCTGACACTTCTGGCCTCCTTCGCGCAGTCGGAATCGGAAAGCATCAGCAACAATGTGAAATGGGGAGTCCGCAAGCGCATGGAGCAGGGAATCCCGAACGGACACTTCCGGGTGTACGGCTACCGATGGGAAGGCGACCAGATGGTCATCGTTCCGGAGGAAGCCACCATCGTGAAGCGCATCTACCAGAACTTCCTTGATGGGAAGTCCCGTCTCGAAACAGAACGCGAATTTGCCGCCGAGGGCATCACGACCCGTGAAGGCTGCCGCTGGGTGGATTCCAACATCAAGGTCATCCTCTCGAATATCACCTACACCGGGAACATGCTCCTGCAGAAGGAATACATCGCAGACCCGATTTCCAAGAAGCGCAAGAAGAACCACGGCGAGCTGCAGCAGTATTTTGTAGAGAACACCCACGAGGCCATCATCCCTATGGAGACCTTCCAGTACGTGCAGGACGAGATGGCACGACGCAGGGAGCTCGGAGCCTTTGCCAACAAGAGCCTGAACATCACCTGCTTTACCAGCAAGCTCAAGTGTGAGAAATGCTGCAAAAGCTATGTCCGCAACACCCGTAAGAACCGGGCAAAGGTCACGCAGCTTGGCGATCAGCTGGTCGGCTGGGTCTGCGGTTCCAGCAAAACGAAAAACGGCAAGTGCAAGGCGATGGAGATCCCGGAATACATTCTCCGGCAGAAATGCGCCGAGGCACTTGGCCTTGAGGAATTTGACGAGGATGCCTTTGCGGAACAGGTCGAGGTGATCACCATTCCGGAGCAGGGCATACTCAATTTTCACATGAAGGACGGCACAGAGAATACCCTCACATGGGTGAGCACGGCAAAGAAAGATTCATGGACTCCGGAAGCCCGGAAGAAGGCATCCACCTACCGCAGGAACCACGCCATGAAGCGGGACGATGTGACCTGCTTCACCAGCAAGATCAAGTGCGCGGATTGCGGCAACAACTACCGCAGGCAGACCAGAACGAGAGCCTCCGGCGAGAAGTACCACCTTTACGCCTGCGCCACCACGAACACCTGCCATAACAACTGCATCCATGAAGACACGCTCCGGGAGCTCACCGCAAAGGCGCTCGACCAGCAGGAACTCGACGAGGCTGTCTTCCTAAAGGAGATCGACCACATCACCATCGCGCCGGGCGGATACATCACCTTCTGCTTCTACGATGGCCATGAGGTCAGAATGGAATACAGCACCAAGCGCCGGATGCCGGGATGGACAGAAGAACGGCGTGCAAAGCAGGTCGAGGCCATCAAGGCCAGCTTCACTGAGGAGCGTCGCCGGAAAATGAGCGAGAATATGAAAAAGATAAGGAGTGAGAAATATTGGGCATCAACCAAGGCAAAAAAGTAAAGACGATCCCGGCCACGCTGACGCGCTTTACCGCTTCTCCCATTACGGAGCAGAAAAAGCGCCGTGTGGCTGGATACGCCCGCGTCTCGACTGACCACGACGATCAGTTCACGAGCTACGAGGCGCAGATCGATTATTACACCAATTACATCAACAGCCGAGACGACTGGGAGTTCGTGTCCGTGTACACTGACGAAGGCATCACCGGCACCAGCACCAAGCACCGTGAGGGCTTCAAGAGAATGGTCGCCGACGCTCTGGCCGGAAAGATCGATCTCATCGTCACCAAGAGCGTCAGCCGCTTCGCCCGCAACACCGTGGACAGCCTGACGACCATCCGGAAGCTCAAGGAAAAAGGCGTCGAGTGCTATTTCGAGAAAGAGAACATCTGGACTTTCGACGGCAAGGGCGAGCTGCTCATCACGATCATGAGCTCGCTGGCACAGGAGGAAAGCCGCAGCATTTCCGAAAACTGCACATGGGGACAGAGAAAGCGGTTTGCAGACGGCAAGGTCACGATCCCGTTTAATCGGTTCCTCGGCTATGACCGTGGTGCCAACGGCGAGCTGGTGATCAATCCGGAGCAGGCCGAGGTCGTCCGGAGCATTTACGATATGTTCCTTGCGGGCAAGACCTACAACGGCATCGCGCAGGAGCTCACCGCCAAGGACATCAAGACACCGGGCGGCAAGGACAAGTGGAGCATTTCCACGGTAAGGAGCATCCTCAGCAACGAGAAGTACAAAGGCGATGCCCTGCTGCAGAAATGCTTCACGGTCGATTACCTGACGAAGAAGCAAAAGAAAAACGAAGGTGAAATCCCGCAATACTATGTGGAGGGAAACCATGAGGCGATCATCCCGCCGGAGAAGTTCGACATGGTTCAGCGGGAAATGGCCAAGCGCGGCAAGGGCAAGAAGTACCACAGCGGCGTACATCCCTTCTCCAGCAAAATCCGCTGCGGCGAGTGTGGCAGCTGGTACGGCTCAAAGGTCTGGCATTCGACCGACAAGTATCGCCGGACAATCTGGCAGTGCAATCACAAGTACGATGGCGGCAAGCACTGCTGCACTCCGCACATGACCGACGAGCAGATTCAGGAGGCATTCCTGTCAGCGGCAAACAAGCTGCTGGCCGACAAGGATGCGGTTATCGCCAACGGACGCGAGATGATGGCTCTGCTCTTTGACACCTCCGAGAAGGAAGCCGAGCGGGACAAGCTGCTGGAAGAAGCGCAGGTCGTTTCCGATGCCGTCCAACAGCACATCTACGAAAACGCCCACGTCGCATTAGATCAGGCCGCCTACAACAAAAAGCACGACAGCCTGACTGCCCGGTACAACAGTCTCAAAGAGCGCATTGAGGATCTGAACGAGCAGATCAGCCAGACACAGTCCCAGAAAGGCAGCATCGAGGATTTCCTCACCGCCTTTGAGAAGCTGCCGGAAACTCTGACCGCATTCTCCATCGACAACTTCAACGCCCTGTCGGATTACCTCACGGTGAACGGCGAGGGAAACATCGACGTTACCTTCCGCAACGGCCAGACCATCAAGGCATAAGAAAGGCTCCTCACCACTGGATTTTCTCCGGTGACGGGGAGCTTTGCACTGTTATTCTTCTTCATCCTCACATGTCGGAATGTCAAACAGTCCTTCGTTGCGGAACTTGGCCAGCATCTCCAGCATGTGTTTTCCGATCTTCTCCGGATCATAATCGAATCCGGCACAGATAAGCCGCAAACCATCCGGCGTCAGCATCTGTCCGTGATCTCTGGCGTGGCACAGACGCTGGTATTCTTCGTATTGTTTATTCGTAAGTTTATACATCAACATTCCTCCATATACAAAAAGTGGCGGGTGTGTGAAAACAATACCCTCGTGCCACAATAATATCTTTTTAGTCAGAAATAGGTTTGCATTTCCCACATTTTGAACAGCCGTTGCATGTAAGCCGCATACCGCATTCCCGACAGTGTTCTCCGAAATACGGCTGATACAGGCTTCCCTCTGGAATCGGATATCCCCAATCATCGGTGAGTTTAAAGTCTATAGGTTTTCCCTGATAGCTCAATCCGGATTTGTAAGCCTGCTGATTTTGGAGGCTTCCTTCCAGCTTATAAAGCTTTCCGTCCTTTACAAACCTTCTGCCCGTGCCGCAGAAAATAAAGGTCACATCATACTCCACGCACTCGTCCCGCAGCGACTTCACCCACTCATAATGACAGGGACGGGCTCCGCCATAGTTTTCTCCGTCACACAGTACCTGCTCGATCTGGCCGGACGGCAGATATTTTCGTATGCTGACCTGACCGATATATGGTGCGCACATGATTCCCTTATGCTTAAACGGAAGATCAAGCAGAATCGAGATTCTTTCATCGGCTCTGCGCTGGTTTTCGCAGGTGACGTTGAACATCACATTTTCCCATCCGTCTCCCCAGTTAAAAGGCAGATGCTCCGCTACCCTTTCCGGACGTTTCGTGAGCAGAAAGAACTTCACATCCGGTCTTTGATGAATAATCTGCCATGCCTCATCTCTCCACGGATCAGCTTCCTCCAGAAAGAAATCGCTTGTCATACAGACCCGCAGCATTTCGCCGCTTTGTACCTTATATCGTCCGTCACGGTATTTACTTAAAGGATACCGGAAGCCTGACTTCGTGCGATAGATTTCACTCCCGTCCTTATCCCGCAGACTGTCAAGATAATACATGTAGCAGTTCTGGCATCCCTCACTGCACTTTTTGCAGCCGTGCCACGGATTCCATATATCGTGCAATGGGAAACACCTCTCTTTCTTTTTATTTATTCAGGGAATACGTCCGGATGAACTGCTTCACGTCCGCTCCGCCTTCCAGATATCGCAGCAGGATCTCCGCGCACGCCCGGCTGTCGCTGTCCGCCTGATGGTGGTTCAGGTCAATGCTGTAATAATCGCACAACACATTCAGCTTATGACTGATGCCGGGAAGAAGCCTTCTGCCCATCTGCACGGTGCAAACATATCGTGTATATGGCCGCCACTCGATGTCATAACCTTGCAGGCATCTTTTCAAAACGCCCATGTCAAATACGGCATTATGAGCAACAAGCAGTCCGCTGGACATCATCGGCTCGATCTTTTCCCAAAGCTCCGGAAAGGTCGGTGCGTTCATTACTACCGCTTCGCTGATCCCGGTAAGTCTCGTGTTGAAATAATCAAAATAGGTTTCAGGATTGACAAGGGAATAGAACTCATCTGTGATCTGACCGTCCTCAATGATTGTAATCCCGATGGCACTCATTCTGCAGTTTTCCCGGTTCGGCGTTTCAACGTCAAACGCTACAAATCTTGACAT